ATGATTTGCAACAGCACGATTAACGTGACTCTGCGGATCTTCAAAGAAATCAATCTCTTGTGGTGGGTTCTCCACCGCTTGTGGTTGAGCTTGTTGAGTCTTTTGAGATAAGCTTTGTTTAATTAGATCATCAGCTAAACGCCTAACTTCACCAACTTCCTGTGCTTGCCTACCGATTAGCTTTTCAGCCTCTTGGTGCATACGAACAATATCTTCGAGATTCTTCCCCTTGTATTTCTCAGGGATCTCTTGTTGTGGAGCTTGCTCTTCACTTGGTTGTGGTGTCTGTTTAGCATTTGAAGACTGTTGTTTAAAGTCCTCAGCTTCTATCTCACTAACGTTACCTAGTTCCTCATTACTATCAATTAAAGCCATACCTAACCTTTCCCTGTCCACGTATGGATTACAGGATTAACTTAAAAATAGAATTGGGTTGCCTGAATAGCTATTCAGATCCTCTCTTTTGTTCCTGCTTGAGCCTGTCAGCTCTCACAGCAGCCCACTTAGCCGTTGCACCGGGGAAGTCACCAGATATGGCATCTAACCCAATGGTAGGAGCTGAAATGAGCCTGATAGCGTCCTTACTACATACCTTACATTTAGCAGTGGTATGATCGCTATCTACCAGCGATTCAGTTACGTGATTGTTGGTACATAAAAAGTTATACAGACGTTTCATCGCAAGTCTCCCTGCTTATCCTGTAAATCCTCATATACCTTCTCACACACAGCCTTACGCCCTAAAACCAATTCAAGAATATCCAACTGTCCTTTACGATAATGAAGTGTTTGTGTATCGTTGACAGTAGAAATATCGTTTAAACTAGCCTTAATCTCTTCAAAGTCTTCAATTAAGAAGTCCCAACCCTTAGTACTCATGGTATTAAAGGTTTCTTCGTAATACTTTTGTAAATCAGGGGCCATTTGGCTTATCCCTCCATGTAATACTTAAACAATAGTGTTATTGTAGCATAAAAACAACACTTTGTCAAGTCTTTTGTTAACTATTTACTGTTTTCTTTGTCTAGTCATCATCTGAAGGCTTGCAATACGCTCATTTGAGGCAATATCAGCAGCTTTCAGGTTAATAGTCTTCTCTTTAAGCATCATGTCAGCCAGTTTTAGACGCTTTTCAAAGTCATCACCACTGTCTAGGTTAGTAGATGCTGCCTGAACTAGCTTTACACGTTGCTCTTCAGGGATCATCTGAGCTTCAATCATGGTTTTCTGAGCCTCAGCTGACTGTTTCTGAGCTTTGGACTGCAGATCAGCCACCTGAGCCTGTGCCAGCTCCATTGCAGCCTGTTGTTGCATCTGTGCAGCTTCAGCAGCCTGTGGGTTAGGTTGAGACATTTGATCCAAAGCCTTCATGAGTTCACCACGATTAGACAGAGAACTGTTCTGCAGGATACCTTTGAGGATCAATGGCAGTACTGGAGTGTTGGGGCCTAAGGTCTGCAACAAACCAATCATCTGTTGTTGTTCAAACTCTCGTGCCAAGATACCCAAGGTAGCTGTAGGAATGAAGGTCATGTCAACTGACGGATAACGCTCACTGTCAAACTGCATATATCTAAAGGCAGCTTTGTTGATGAACGGGATCATGAAGTCTTCTTGGAAGTTACTCAAGGTACGCTTGTACTTCTTGATGATGCCAGCCATAGCCATTGACATACCACCAGCACCTGCATCACGAGGTACGTTGGATGGCATACCTGCGCTGTCAACTGTGCCTGTAGCTTGCAGGAGCATACGCTCAAAGTTCTGCGCTGCTGCAGCTGCATTGTTGTCAGTCTGACCGAACTTGAAGGGATACAAGATCTCAGATGGTGCACCGTTGGTCAAGATAGCCTTACCGGGTTTAATCTCAAACTTAGCACCACGTGGAAGCCTTGTTGCATCCATTGCAATCATTGGTGCTGTGGTCAGAGCTAAGGAGTCCATGTGAGCACGAAGCTGACCATCAATAGCTTTCTGCATATTGTAGGCTTTCTCAGCTGTACCTCGACCCCAGAAGCGTCCGGGGACTGTATCATCTTGGTAGGCAATGACTGGACGATCCTTCATCATGTAAGGATTAGCTTCAGCCTTCAACAAGATGGAGTCATTGGCAATAACGACAATAGCCTCAACCAAGTCTGAGTAGTCATCAGCTGCTGAGCCTTCAGGGAATAGATCAGCATACTCAGCTGCTTCCTCACCGTCTAAGTACTCTTTAGGAACTAGACCGTAGTATGTAATTAGCTTAACCTTATCATCTTGGTAGGTCTTCAAGTCTTGGGTTACTTCCAAGTCTTCATCCTCTGCTGCAGTGGTGATGTCGACCTTCTTATAAATACCTCGCTCAATACCCTCAACAATCTTGTGAATGGATACGTACTTCTCGATAGCAACGCCCAGAGCATCGTCAATGGAATCAGCATTAGGATCAATAAGGAAATTCTTAGGGTTAACTGGTTTAATCTTGACCGCAACTCTATCTTTCTCTTGAACTCCAATAGCTGCTGCATTAGCAATGCCGGGAATCGCTTGAGTAGCTGGAATGTATTGCTTCTCAGTCTTAACAATGATCTCACCAATACCTGTACCATATATTTCAGCCATCAACTCAATCTGGTCAATAGCTTTCTTAATCTTGTCTCTCTTGAAGTCTTCATGAAGTTGAACCTTAATTTGTTCAACATCTAAGGGATTACCATCCACATCTAGAACGTCATCTGAGATGTCAAAGAATTCACCTTGACCGAAGATAGCTTCCATGATCTCAGCGTGACGAGTCTCAATGGCTTGCTGTGTAGCTGGAGAGATGATGCGTGAACGCTCTGACTCACGAGTCTTATCCTCAGCAGCCCAGATACCTCGAAAGACACGCTCATACTCTAACCACAAGTCCATGTAGTTAGCATCTCTATGGTCACGCCAGCGAACAATGTGCTGAGTAACCCATGAGGTTAGTTCTTTCTCAGACTCTGTAGGTTCTTCCCACTGAGTGTCCTTATCATCGAATTGATCTTTAGTTAAAGCCATGATTAAAGTTTCTTCCATTCTTCAAAAGACAAACGAATAGCATTAGGATCACCTTGCTCTTTTTCGTGTTGATATTGCTCACGACTATTAGGTGCTCTACTACGTGCTTCTTGCTCTTGTTCAACCATATTGGCACGTATATTAGCTGAAGCATAAGCCTCATCATCAGACTTTTTACGTGTATTCTTATAGAACCATTCCGGTTTTAAAGTATTCTTAGGATTGTAAAACTCAGCCTGAGCTTTCAAGCGAGAGCGTTTATCTTCAAGTTCTTTATCTGTAGCCATGTTGTTTTTTCCTTATTTAATAACCAGCAATCTTGTCATAAACTTCCCACTCATCCTCTTCATAGTCAGTGTTGTAGCTTGTGATGGCTAACTGATCTATGTAACTTAGAGCATCTACCAAGTCATCATGTACACCAGCTGTAGGGAACATGATTAGTTGATCCTTAAACTCACTCCAGTCTTCTTTCTCATTGAAGGTAACTCTTCCATGTTCCATGCGACCTTGTAAGCTCCAGACAACCCTGTCAATCTTCTTCTTGTTACCGTGAGTTAAATCTTGAATGTGTGAGTAGATATTGTTCTTCCTCATCAAGTCAGTTAGGTAGGGTAGTACAGCATTCTTTAATGCTCCCCTCTCAATACCTATGCTTGTAGGTTCAAAGTCTCTAATCACCTTCAAGATATTTACAGCTGTCTCTCTGATGTCCCATCTACCATGCTGTATCTTGTGTACCCACCAGTTACCGTTATCTTCTAGCTTTACAATGGCTATAGCTGTCTCATCTAATCTCTTCTTAGATGCACTGGCATTCTTACCAACTTCCTCAAACCCAGCTAAGTCAATGGCTACAATGTAGCTACCATACTGAGGTTCTTCAGCAGTCTTGAACCATTCCTCTTTAAAGACATCAGCACCTGAGGTATCAAAGCTAGACAGGTATTCCTGCTTGAATGCAAAGGAACTCAATGTTCTCTTAGCAGCCTCAATCTCCTTAGGATCAATAGTCTCATTGTCCTGAGTGGTGAAGTGCCATGACTTCCACTCCTCATCAATCCTATCTTCCTCAGTCTCAAACTTACCTAAGTTAAAGACATCGTAGAACCAGTTACGTCCTGATGGTGTTGAGATGAATAAAGCTCTACCCTTCTTATCTGACAGTGAGGCACGTATAATCTTCTGCCATACATCCTCTTTAACGAAGGCACACTCATCAAGTACTACGTAGACTAATGAGACTCCTCGCAGACTATCTGGATTATCAGCACCTCGTACCAGTATCTTCCTACCATTGATTAGAGTAATCTCTAAGTTATTCACATGGCTGGACTTGATTACTGGTCTACCTAGCTCATGCAGTAAGTCCCACATAATCGTTCTAGCTTGTCCTAAGGTAGGTGCTATGTACATCACAGCTGAACCATCGGGACAATTTAAACCTTCAATCAGTAGCGATACAGCTGACAGTCTTGACTTACCACAACGTCTACCTGCAGCAACTACTTTAAACCTTGTAGAGTCTTTAAAGACCTCTTGCTGCCACTTAAGCAACTGGAAGTTTAACTGTGTCATACATCTATCACGTCATCGTTAGTAGACACAACTGGATTGTTTAAGCCACTGATGTTAATACTGATCTGAGGCATAGTACCACCACTCTTAGCTGAATCAAACACTGATGCTGGTAATATCCTATCCATTGCTAACTTAATTGCTGCCATCTGTCCGGGATGTTCATCATCCAAGGCTATCTGAATCATCTTATCAAGGATTCTAGTACCACCTGTGGCTAGTAACCTCTCCTTGAACTCTTGAAGTCTACCTGCATCACCTACAGGTCTACCTACCTTATTCTTAGTTCTGTTCTTAACAGCTTGAAGGTCAGTCTTTGGAGGTCTACCCTTACCACGCAGTTTAGGCGACATAACACTGACAGTATCTTCTTTAGTTTCCATGCGTCTTTGTCCTATATAGGGAGACTTTGCTAAGTATAGTACTATATAGTACTAAGACATTATGTTTAAGTTATATAGACATAACATTATAAGATACTTATATTAGTTATTAATATTAATTTACTTAGTAAGTTATTACTTATAAAATTAAATCTAAGTGTGTTTTAACTTTTATGTTCCCCTGCTAGGGTGTACGGTTT